TCAGGTCATCTCGAAGCGCGCCACGATCCGGCGCGCCCAGGGGCGGCTCAGCGGGCTCTCGACGACCCCGTGGCCGCAATAGGCATGGATGAAACGCGGCGCAGGGCCCGCGCGGCTGAGGATCCCCAGATGCTTCGCCACGCCCCGCGACCGCATCCGGAACAGCAGGATGTCGCCGGGCGCGGGCGGGGCGCCGATCTGGCGCAGATGCCGCGAGAGGGCCTGCCACAACATCTCGTCCCCGCCGCTTTCGCCCCAGTCGGCGCTATAGGCGGGCAGGTCCCCCGGCTCGCTCCCGTGCAGGGCACGCCACAGGCCCCGGATCAGCCCCAGGCAATCGCAACCCGCCCCCCGGGCCGAGGCCTGATGGCAATAGGGCGTGCCCAGCCAGAGCCGCGCCTCGGCCAGAAGCGCCGCGCGGGGATCAGCGGCCACGGGGACCGCCCGTATTGTCGCCATCCGCGCGCGGCGTCACCTGCAGCCAGTCGTCGTCGGGGACATGCGGGAAGCCGCGAAAATTCTCGGTATTGGCGAACTTGAAACGGCAGGTGGCGAAGCGTTTGTCGCAACCCGCCTGCAGACGCACGCTGTCGCCCACGTCGGGCGCGAATCCCGGGGCCTGCCACAGATGCAGCCGCCGCTTGTCGCCCAGCGCCTCCTCGCGACGGACCGGGACCGTCGCGCCCTCGGCCGCTCCGGTCAGGAAGACCACGTTGCCGTCGACGAACCAGTCGGCGGCGAAATCCCCAAGCGGCGGGACCTCCAGCACCGCGCCGCCCTCGTCCACCGCCAGAAGCGCGACCTCGGCGCGAAACACCGGCTGGTCCAGATCGACGCCGCATTGCGCGTCGCCCAGAACCGCAGGGCAGGCCGCGCCGAAAACCCGACCGCCGGTTTTCGACAGGGGCTCGGTCAGCCCGCGGAGCTCGGCGCGAAAGGCGCCGCCCGCGCGCGTGATCTCGCCCAGCGAGCCACGAAACAGCACGCGCCGCCATGCCGGGTCCTGCCAGTCGACCTCCCAGATCGTCAGCGCCGCGTTGTCGTAGCGCCCGGCAAGGATGTCGCGCTCGCTCAGCGCGGCATCGCTCAGGGCGCCCGAGGCTTCGGTATTGTCGACAGAAAGGCCGGTTCCCTGCACGATGGCGCCGGCGCTCATGCCGGTGCCCGCGCGAAAGCTGATCCCGTCGAAGCTCAGATCCCGGTCATGGTCTGTGAAGCCCAGCACGGTGCCATCCGACCGCGTCAGCGCCCAGGCCCGCGCACGGGTGGTGGTCAGCCCGCTCATTCGCGCACCTCGATCACCGGCACCTGCGGCACGTCGCCCGCCTGGAAATTCGCCACCGAGACCTGCACCAGGTCGGTATCGAACCGCACCGGCACGTCGAACTCGCCGCCGAAGGTGACTTCGGCCCCTACGGGCGGCGGGGCTTCGAAGGTGACGATCCCGGTAACGGTGTCCAGCGCCCAGCCGACGCTTTCGTCCAGCTCGGCGCCCCCCACCGCGACGCGCACGCTTCCCGCCACGGGCTTGGTGATCATCCGCACCGCGTCCCAGTCGCCCGAGCGATAGGTCTTCGCCAGCGCGAAGGCACGCGTGACGCCGTCGCCGGTGCCGATGTGCTGATCGAGCGGGCTGACCTGCTTCGACGCCGGGCAAGTCTTGTAATCCGCCCAGTCCTTCCAGCGGAACGCATGAAGCCGGCCCTGCCGCGCTTCAAAAAACGCGATCAGCACCTCGACATCATCGAGCGAGCGCAGGCCAAGCCCCGCATCGTAGCGCCGCCGCGCCTGTGCCCAGGGCGTGTTGCGCTCTTCGTGGCCATTGGCCAGCGTAACGATCTCGGTGCGCCGTTCGGGCCCGCCCAGCGAGCCGAAGCTCAGCGAGGCGGGAAAGCGGATATCGTGGAAAGCCATGTCGGTCCCTCGCCCGTCAGTAATTGCGCTGGCCCTGCGCCAGCAGCCGTTGCATCTGCGCGGCGATCTGGCTCTGGCTGCGCCGGAACCCGGCGACGTCGGGGGTCGAGACGTTGATCGTGACGGTGACCGCCCGTCCGCCGCCCGCGCCGCGGACGCCCAGCTTGCCGTCCGCGCCCCGCGCCAGAGGCAGGATCGCCTCGGGGCCGGCTTCGCCCATCAGCCCGGTGCCGCCCCGCATCGGAAATGTCACGGGCTGCGAGACGATGCCGCCCTGCGCGAAGGGCATCACCCGCCCCTGGCTGAAGGACGCGCCGTTGGCGAAGGGCAGAAGCCCCCCCATCAGCCCGCCCAGCACAGACGAGACGGCGCCGCCGACCGCGTTCTGCACCGGACGCATCGCTGCGCTGTAGATCGCGTTCGAAATCGACTGCCCCAGGCCGCGCATCGCGTCCGACAGCCGCTGTCCGTCAAAGATCACCCCGTCGAAGGCCCGCCTGAGCCCGCCCCCCAGAGCGCGCGACAGCCCGGCCATCTCGCGGCTTGTCTCACCCAGATTGCGCCCCATCGCGGCCAGACTTGAATCGAAGCCCGCCACGCTGTCCGCCGTCGTCGTGATCCGCGCATCCAGCTCGGCCAGCTGGGTGTTCAGCTCGTCCAGCGTTGCCATCCGTCCCGTCCTTCCTGCCTGCGCGCGGCCCATCGGGATAGCGTTGCAGCAACGCTTCCAGCCGCGCGCGCGTGAAGCCGGGTCGCGATGCCTCGTCGCGGCCCAGCATGATCATCAGTTCCACCGGCGTGAGTGCCCAGAACTCGGCCGGGCGCAGCCCCAGCCCCTGCAGCCCCGCGCGCATGAGCCCGGGCCAGTCCAGACCCGTCATCCCGCCGCCGCCGGCATCGCGAAGGCGCGCGCCAGAAGCAGCCCCGCCACGCGCGCGGCCTCGAGCGGGCCGCCCTCGATCTCGGCCGAAAGCAGCGCCTCGGCGCGGACCGGATGCCCGCCGCCATGGAGCCCTGCCAGAAGCAGCGCCATCACGTCGCGGGTCCGAAAGCGCCCGGTCTCGAACCGTTCGACCAGATCGACGAGGCTCTCGGCCCCCAGCGCCTCTTCCAGCTCGGCCAGCGCGCCCAGGGTCAGCTTCAGCGCATAGGCGTCGCCGTCCATGACCAACGCCACCTCGCCCGCCATCGGGTTCACCATCAGACCGGCTCGCCGCTTTCGGGCTGCGTCTCCGGCTGATCGCCGCCATCGCCTTGATAATCCAGCGGATCGGCGGCCAGGGCGGTCGCTGCCACGAAGTCCAGCGCCCCGGCCGAGGCCATCGCCATCTCGAAGGTCGCCTCGCCGTTATGGCTGCCGCCATATTCCAGGCTGGTGATCTGGAACGGGCCTTCGACCGTGCCGAAATCGGGGATCACCACCTGAAAGGCCGGGATCTCGCCGTTGAAGAATACCGCGCGCGCGCGCTCATCCGTGGCCGCGTCGCGGAACACGCCCGACCCCGACAATGCCGCCGCCTTCACCCCGGCGCCGGCCAGCAATTCGCGCCACCCCCCCGCGCTGTCCAGACTGGTCACATCGACCGTCTCGGCGTTGAAGCTGATCCGCGTGGCGCGCAGGCCCGCGATGGTCTCGAACAGACCCGTTCCGGTCATGTCCATCTTGATCAGAAGATCCTTGCCGCTTTGCACAGCCATGCCGACCCCTCCTTTGAATGCGTCAGTTTTCGACGCGCACCCGGAACCGCAGGTCGATCCGCCTGAGCGACGCCCCCTCGGCCCGGCGCGCGCGCGCCTCGTGAAACCAGATCGCCACCACGCGCCCGGCGCCCAGCGCCGGCTGCGCGCCGGGCAGGATCTCGGCGATGCGCGCGGCGGCGCTCTTTGCGGTCAGGAAACCCGCCGCGTCGCTCACGACCTGCACCAGCACCCGGTGCTCGGCGCCGGATCCGCTGACATCCGAGCGGTCGATCACGTCCTCTTCGCCCAGCACCACGTAGGTGCCCTGCGGCGTGGCGGGGGGCGGCGCGTCGAAGATCCCGCCCGGCACCAGCGCAGCCAGCGGACCGTCCCCCGACAGCAGGGCATAAAGCGCCTCCTGCAGCGCATCGGCGGATTGATAGCTCATGCCGGCACCTCTTCGCGCGCGTGGCAGACCAGATAGGCACCCGAGGCATCGGCCTCGGACACGGCGAGGATGGTGAACACCCGCGCCCCCTCGCGGAGCCGCTGATCGGGGCGCGGGCGCTGCGGGCTGCCCTGCGGCGCGGCGCGCAGATAGATGCGGAACAGCATCCGTCCCTCGGGCGCGATCAGGCCCCGCCGTTCGCTGGCCGAACCCGCGCGCAGCTCGCACCACAGCGTCCCCAGCCCGGACCAGCTTTGCGAATATCCCCCCGCTCCGTCGGGCGTGGTGACCGCTTCCTCCAGCACCATCGGCCGGTTCAGCGCATAGCCCATCAGCGATGCCCTCCGGCCGTCACGCGCAAAGGCGCCCAGCGCCGCAACAGCGCATCGACCGGGCCGGTCACCGGATCAGCGCCGGTGCGGCCGTCGTAGAACTGCGCGGCCAGCAGCATCACCGCCTGTCGCAGATCGTCGGGCACCGCGTCCCATGTCGCACCGAACCCCGCCGTGAAGGCGATCTCGACCCGCCCACCCGTGGGCACCCCCGGCAGCACGGCGCCAGTGGCGATGATCTGCGGGCGGTGACGGTCCACCACCAGCCGCCAGCGCGCCGCATCGACCGGCGTTTCCGCGCCCTGCGCATCCACCAGCGTGACCGAAGCCACGGCGCTGACCGGCGCGACCGGCAGGGCCTGCGCGTCGGCCCAGCGCCAGCAGGGCAGGATCAGCATGAAATCCCTCGTCATCAACGCCTTGCCGATCCGCGTCTCGATGGCCGAGATCGCGCCACGCAGATACTGGATCAGCAGCGCGTCGCCCGTTGCCTCGTCGGCAAAGCCGGTGCCCAGCCGCAGATGCGCGCGAAATGCGGCAACCGGCAGATCGGCATCCGCCACGACGCTGGTCTCAATCAGCTCCATCCTCGCCTTCCCTTCATCCCGAATACCGGTCAGACCGGCGCAGACGCGCTCCCGCACCGCTCGCACGGAAGGGAGCAGCCGGACACGATGCGGGTGTCCCGGCCCTGCGGCCCCGACCCGCGCGCCTGCGCCGCCACCGGGCCGGGGCCAAAGACCCGGCCCGATCCCGTGAACCGCTCAGCTGGCGGCGAATTTCAGCAGCTTGATTGCCTGGAAATCGGTCACGTCGCCGCCGACGCGCTTGGTGGCGTAGAACAGCACATGCGGCTTCGCGCTGAACGGATCACGCAGCACGCGCAGGTCCGGGCGCTCGGCGATGGTATAGCCCGCCTGGAAATCGCCGAAAGCGATGGCATGGGCATCGGCGGCGATGTCGGGCATGTCCTCGGCGATCAGCACGGGATAGCCCATCAGCCGCGCCGGCTCGCCCGAGGCCAGACCGTCCGACCACAGGAACCGCCCGTCGCCGTCCTTCATCTTGCGCACAGCGCCCGCGGTCTTCGAATTCATCACGAAGGCCGCATTCGCGCGGTAGCCGGCATCCAGCGCATAGACCAGATCGACGATCGCGTCGGCCGGGTTCGACGCCGCGAAATCGCCCGCCGCGCCGGTCGCGACATAGCCCAGCTCTTCCCAGTCCTCGGTGCCATTGGCGACGATGGTATGGGTCAGGAAGCCGCGCGGCTGGTCGGTGCCTGTGCCCGAGATGAAGGCCGCCGCCTCGGCCCGCGCGAATTTCTTCGCGATCCGTTCGGCCAGCCAGCCTTCAACATCGAAGGCGCTGTCTTCCAGCAGCCGCTGCGAGGCCTTGGGCATCGCCGACAGCTCGTGCAGCTTGATCGAGATACGGTCGATGGCCGCCGTGCCGGTCTCGGTCAGGGTCGAGGATTCGTTTTCCCAACCCGACCCGACGTCGCCGTGATCGACCAGCACGTCGAACGAGCCCGCCTCGACCTGCACGACGCTGGCGATGGCGCGGATCGAGGCCGAAGCGTCGAGCACCGCGTGAATGCGCTCGGAAGTCTGCGGATCGACCAGGTAGCCGCCCTCGGTATTGACCGAGGCCGTCAGCCCCTTGCCCTCCAGCACCAGCCCGCGCAGCGCGTCATCGTCGCCCTGGCGCAGATAGGCGTCGAACGCCTTCAGATGCAGCCCCTCGCCGGCATCGGCCTGCGCCAGCAAGGGGCGCGCGGTCTTGGTGGAAATCTTGCGGTCCAGCATGGTCAGTCGCTTGTCCTGTTCTTTCAGATTGCCCGTCACATCGGCGCGGAAGCTCTTGATCTCGGTCACGAAATCCTCCAGCGCCGTCTTCAGCCGCGCCGCCTCGTCGCCGGGCGCCGCGCTCTTCTCCTCGCCGGCCTGCGCCGGGCCGGGAAATTCGCTGCTCATCGCATCCTTCCTTTCGTTGATGCCCCGCTGCCATTCGCGGGAAAGCGGGCCGCGAACGGCAATCCGCCACCGTCCGCGCGGGGACATCCCGCGCGCCGTTCATCCTGATTTTTCCGGCGCCTCAGCCCCGGAGCGCGTCGCGCGCCGCCTCGATCCCGCGCGCGAAATCCAGCAGCAAACCGCCCTGCGACTTGGCCGAGGCCCGCGCCACAGGCAGCATCGGAAAGGTCACCAGCGACACTTCCCACAGCTCCAGCTCGAGCAGCCGGCGTCCGCCTTCGGGCAGCTTCTCGGCCCGGATCGTGCGATAGCCGATCGAAAGCCCGTCGACCGCGCCCGCCGCGATCAGCGCCGCCGCCTCGCGCGCCTTGCTCACTTCGGTCAGAAGCCTCCCTTTCACGCGCAACCCATGTGCATCCTCGGCCACCTCGTCCCAGACGCCGATCGGCTGGGCCTGATCGTGCTGCCAGAGCATCCGCACGCGCCCGCCCCGCGCCGCCAGCCGGTTCAGCGAGGCCGAATAGGCCCCCGGCATGACCACGTCGCCGCCCTGGTCACGCAGCCCGAAGACCGAGGCATAGCCAGAGATCACCGCACCGGCTCCCAGCGCCACCGGCTGCACCCGCGCCTGGAATTTCGTCTCAAGACCCGTCATCGGTCCCCCTTCAAACCTGCGTTGCCAAGAAGGCCAGCGCGCCATGCACCACCACGCCCGAGGCCACGCCGTAAACCGCCAGCCACAGCCGTTTTTCCAGCCGCTTCAACTCGTCCTCGATCCGGCTCAGCCGGTATTCCAGCCCGGCGCGGCGCTCGGTTTCGACCTTTTCCTGCGCGTCGATCCGCGCCTGGGCGAGATCGAAACTGTCATAGAGAAACCGCGACCCGCCGACGGTCTTTCGCTGCGCGCTCATCCCTGCCCTTTCGGCGGCAGGCCCAGCAGCGCGCGCTTTTCGTCCTCGGTCAGGAACGACGCGCCCGCCACGCGGCGCCATTGCGCCTCTCGCTCGATGGACAGCGCCGGCACCTGATCCAGGTCGGGGCGCAAGTGCAGGTCGACCCCGCCATGGCCCGACAGCCAGTGCGACAGCGCATCCGTGACCTTGGACGCCAAGGGCAGCACCGTCAGCCGGTAGAAGGCGCGGTTGGCCTCCTGGTAATTCGCATAGGTCGCGTCGCCCGGAATCCCCAGCAACATCGGCGGCACCCCGAAGGCCAGCGCGATCTCGCGCGCGGCGGCATCCTTCGTCTTGTGAAATTCCATGTCCGAGGGGCTGAACCCCATCGGTTTCCAGTCGAGCCCGCCTTCCAGCAGCATCGGCCGCCCGGCATTGCGCGCGCCCTGGTGATGGGTTTCCATCTCGGCCTGCAGGCGCTCGAATTGTTCGTTGGTCAGGTTGCCCTGCCCGTCCGCCCCCTTGAACACGATGGCGCCCGAGGGCCGCGCGGCGTTGTCCAGAAGCGCCTTCGACCAGCGCGAGGCGCTGTTATGCACATCCACCGCCGTCGCCGCTGCCTCGATTGGGGACAGGCCGTAATGGTCGTCAAGCGGATGGAAGGCGCGGATATGGCAGATCGGCGCCACGCCCTCGACCATCGCGAAGCGGTGCTTGCGCCCGCCCACCGCGTAATCATAGGCGGCGGGCCAGCCATCCGGCCCCGGCACCACCGACATCCGGTCCGCGCGCAGAACATGCAGTTCGGCGGGCACACCGCCCTCGGGCATGGCCACGGCCTCGATATAGGCGTTGCCCGACAACAGAAGCTGCGCGAAGACCGCCTCCAGGAACTCGGCGCGCCCCTGCGCCGGATTGGGGCGACGCAGCAGGCTCAGAAGCGGGTGCGCCTCATAGCGCCGCTCGGCATCCTGCAACACGAGGGGCAGCGCGGCGGCGGCTTCCGAGATCAGCCGCACCACGCGAAAGCCCACCGGGTTGCCCTGGAATCCCGCGCGGGTCAGCGACACCGTGTCCCGAGCCGTCCAGCGCGCCTGCGCCAGTCCCTGCATCGCCTTCACGCGGCCTGAGCCGATTCCCGTGCCAAATCCCGCATTCAGCGGCCCGACCGCCGAGGCCTTGGCCTCGGGCGGCTCTGCCGGGGCCTTGCGAAGAAAATCGAACATGCCTGTGCCTCCTTGCCGCGTCGGTGGCTCGGGGCGGAGCGGGACGCCCCGTCGCCTCGGCCTTGGCGCAAAGATGCGGCGAAAGTCCTGACATTGCCGGAAGCCACCGTGCGCCGGCCCCGACCGCGCGCAACGGGGCCGTGGACAGCCGCGAAAAAAGGGGCCGAAGCCCCTTTTCCCCGTTGCGTCAGAGAACCCGTGTGCGCGGGGCGCGGTGATGTTCGGCCGGGGCGAGGATCAGCTCGTGCAGCGCCCAGACCAGCGCATCCACCCGGTCCGGGCTGCCGCGCCCGCGAAAGCCCTGCGCGGTCATCTGCGCCATCTGTTCCTCCAGAGCGCCCAGCCCCCGCAGATGGCTGACCCGCCCCTGTTCGTAAAGCGCCGCCACCGGCTCGGCCCGCGCGGCCTTGCCGCGCGCGGCATGAACGGCGCGCACCGGGACCAGCGGATCGACCTGTCGCAAAACCTGCGCCACCAGATCGCCGCCCTGATTGACCTCGGCCACCAGCCGCTCGGCCCCGTGACGGTCCCGCGCCGCTATGGCTGCGCGGGCCCAGTCCGTGGGACTTGTGGCCTTCACGCTTGCATCTTCCAGCACGACGGCGCGCCATGTCCCGACCGGCCCCTCGGTCATCGCGCCGACCACGACGATACCGCACAGGTCCGATCCCGCATTGCCGCTGACCGCCGGATCGACCGCCACCACGACCCGCGACAAGGCGGGCGCAGCCTCGATCCGGCAACCGTCGATCAGCGCCTGCGGGAACAGCGTGCCCTCGACATCCTCCAAGAGCGCGCCGTCCAGCTCCTGCCGGCCCAGCCTGGTGCCGCCATAGCGCGCTTCGACCTCGCGCAGGAAGGACGGCGCCAGAAAGGCCCGGTTCTCGCTGGTCGGCGCCCGGCTCACCACGGTCGTGTCCAGCCCCAGCACGCGCCGCAACACGCCCTCGGCGCGCGGCGTCGTCGTCACCACGCAGCGCGGATCCTCGCCCAGCCGCAGCGCGAATTGCAGCTGGTCCCAGGCCTCTTCGGATTTCTTCCACTTGCCCAGTTCGTCGGCCCAGGCGGCGTCGAATTGCGGACCCCGCATCGCCTCGGGCGCATGGGCCGAAAAGGCCTGCGCCACCGCCCCGTTGGGCCAGACAAGCCGCTTGCGCGTGGCTTCCCAGACCGGGCGGCGGTCGGGCGGCGAACAGGCAAGGATCCCGCTGTCGCCCATCACCATCACTTCCCGCACCTGGTCGAGCGTCTCGCCCACCAGCGCCACACGCCGCGCCCGGCCCGGATCGCGCGGCCCGGCGCCTTCGACCTGCGCGCGCACCCATTCGGCGCCCGCGCGCGTCTTCCCCGCGCCGCGCCCGCCCATGCAGACCCATGTCTTCCACGCCCCTTTGGGCGCCACCTGATGCGGCAGCGCCCAGAAATCGAACAGGAAGGGCAGCGCCAGAAGCGCCCCCTCACTCAGCCCCTTCAGGAAATCCTCGCGGATCCTGTGCGGCGCGCAGGCGAGCCATTCGGCGTCGCACCTCGGCGCCTGCGGCAT